TGGAATTAATAATTTAAAAAAAACACAATGGCAGGTTTTGCAAGTAATGACCAGATAATAAATGCTCTTAGTTTAGGACAAAAGTTCGATGCCTCTTTTGGTAAAAACTTTAACCCAACAGCCGCAGCCGTAGCAAACGAATGGCACATGATGGCAAGAGGGGCGGGTAATCCTGCCGCCGATGCTATATTTGATGCAGGTGCTAACCTTACTTTTCAGGCAGTAGAAGATTCAACAGCAAGTGCAGGTTGTTTGCAACACGGGGGTAATGTACAGGCATCAAGTTTTTATAAGTTTCTGTTAAGCGGTCATGTAGTTTCGGCAGCAGCAACGGTAGTTCCTTGTACAGTAGCCCTACTTGATGTGATAGGGTTTTATAGGGTTACTTCGGTAACCACCACCACTGCACAGGCAACTACTAATACATTGGGGCGTAGTGCAACATTTACAGCCGATGCAGGAACAGATTTAATGACTTACACAAGTGTAACAAGTTTACCAAGTAACATTTTAACAGGGACAAGGGTAAGGCTTACAACAACAACAACCTTACCTGCACCTTTAGCAACAGCAACCGATTACTATGTAATAAGAATGAGTGATGGAACTTTTGAGTTAGCCACCTCTTATGCCAATGCTATTGCAGGCACACAGATTGATATTACAACAACAGGAACAGGCACACATACGATAACATGGCTTTTACCAAGATATACAAATGGTGCAGGGGTACAGGCTATATTTTTCAATCCTGCCGCAACAGCGATGGGTGCAGCTACACCAAACCTTTCATTAGGTTATACTAATTCTGCACAAGTAGCTTCAAGGGCAACCCCAACAGTATTACCTATTGGTAAAACAGCAGCTTCAAATAGCCACATACTTTATACAGGTGCAACAGGTACTGGCAAGTATAATTACATGATGCCTTTGCAATCAGGTGATAGCGGCATTGCGGAAATAAATACTATCCAAAACTCTGTGTCTTATGTGTCGGGAACATATACAGTTGCATTGGTAAAGGAGATTGGCAGATTTCCTTTATCAACTTTGGGGTTGGCAAGTGAAAGAAACTTTTTATTTGAGTTCCCTTCCATGCCAAGAATTTATGATGGGGCAGCTTTATATTTTGCTTTGGGCAGCGGTGTCGCCACCCCTGCTTCAAGTGCAATAAGTGGACTTTTAACATTCATTTATGGCTGATGTTAATAGCTAACTATTCATATATCAATCAGATTTGCGGCCATAATCATAGTGGCATAACAAACCCATGCCAATTCATAAGACCTCATGTAATGAGAGGTTATTATGGGCTATCTCAAAATAGTGATGTTATTGAACAAGTAAAAAGGGATGGCTTCCCAACAGGAACAAACCCACCATATAGTTTAGTAATGGGCGATAAGGGGGCTTTGTTAAGTGCCACTACAACTATATCCGGCACATCTGCAAGTACGTTTGCAATGGCAATGGGTTTGGCGGCACAATCAGCGTTGACCGGAAGCGGTACTATTTCAGGAAGTCTTTCATTGATTATACAACTTGCTTGTAACATACTTGCATCAGGAACTATATCAGCAAGTCTTGTCGGTAAATTGGAGATGGCATCAGCTTTAGCAGGTAGTGGAGATTTAACCGCTTCGTTAAACTTATTAGCATTTGTTATTTCTGCAATGACTGGTAGCGGAACTATGTCGGGTACATTTTTTGGTACAGCTTCATTAGAAGCAGATATTAGTTCATCATCAACACTAAGCCCTGAAAACCTTGCAGCAGCAGTTTGGAATAGCATAGCGGCATCATTTAATACAGCAGGCACAATGGGTGCTAAAATGAATAGTGCCGCAAGTGCGGGCGACCCGTGGAGTACGGTATTGCCAGCAGGGTATTTAGCAACAGAAGCAGGTGGAATTTTGGCACAGATACAAACATTGGTTGATGAGCTTCACAAAATACAAGGACTCGATGAAAACAATCCTGCCACTACTACACAGACAAGCGTAGATGCAGGAACTATTCATGTTGATATAACGGGTGACGGAGTTACCTCAACAACTTTTACAAGAAATGATTAATCCATTATCAATAGCAACGAGAGGTAGAATAACTACATCAGTCAAGAGAACATTGACTATTGCAACTATTGGGTGGATAGTAATTTCTGGAAGTCCAATACCACCAAACCCACCAAGCGGTGGCGGTGGCGGTGGTGGATATGCAACCAGCTACCATGACCATGAAAAAGAGTTAAGAGAAAAAAGAATAAGGGAAGAGAGGGAAGAATTTGAATTTATAATTGAATTTTTGAAAACAGCAACGGATATAATTAATAATCAGTAATGGCAGAAGGCATACCATGTTTTACGGGGATAAAATTAAAGATGGGAGACAAAACCCTTGAAGAAATCTTTAATGAAAAAGCAAAAGGCTTATCACCTTTAGAGCAACGAAAAGTTGGTACTGACATTGCATTGGAATATCACAAACAACTACATGGTGAATTGGAGAATTTCAAAAAAACAATCAATCCAAAATATCAGAAGAAAGCCTATGAAGCACCAAAGATTGACGAAGAAAAAATAAAATCAATTAACGATGCCTACGATGAAAAACTTCGGGGACTTAACGAGCAAGCAAAAGAAGAATCTAAAGAGCCTGTTTCTAAGCCCACAGAAGAAAGCAGCAATACAGAAGAAGCAACTGATAAAAAAAGCGAAGGAGCAGGAAAACCACCGGGGGGAGAAGGCAAAGAAGAAAAGGTAGGGGATGATGGCGCAACCGGGATTACCCATGCAGCAAACGAAGTAAGGCGGCAGGAGAGAGGTTTACCGGAATATCAGAAGAAGCCTACCACAGAAGAAGCCTTGATGAATGAGGCCGAAAAGAAGCTACAAGACGGGTATGACGTAGAAGATTTGATGGATAGATTGGCGAAAGGAGAAACGCCTGAGCCAGTAGAGAATTTCATCCGCAAAATATACGTTGCTACCCTTGATGCCGAAATAGCCAAAAATCCAACAGACGAATTACTTGCAAAGCAAAAAAGATTTGCAGAAATAGGGGACGTAGTTAATTCAAAATTAGGATTAAATCTTTGGAGTCTTAAAGGAGAAGGTAGCCCGTTGAGTAGCATATCTGACTTTTATGTAGCATTAATGGAAGCTAATGGTACTGATAAGTTAACAGAAACTCAAAAGAAGTTTGCAAGTGAGTCTTTTGAAAATGTACAAAAAGCAGATGCCAATGCCACAGCAGCAATGGAAGCATATCGGGAAGAAATTGCTAAGTTGAAAGCGGAGAATGAAATATTGCGGCAGAAAAAAGAATCTAAAAAGCCAACAAAGCCTGTAACGAAAGAAGATTTTATAGAGCAGCGAAAATCGCTTAAAGATAAACTGAAAAAACAGGTAGAAGATTTTAAGGCTGAGGGTCAAAAGATGGGCATTGCTTCCGATGGTGGATTAGGTAGTACTATAATTACTTTTAAGATGGCTAAGACTATTGCAGAAATAGCAAAAAGCCACATAGACGAATTTGGTGTTAATTTAAAAGAAGTAGTAAGAAAAACATTTGAAGATATTAAGGATTTAGTTGTAGGTATTACAGAAAAAGATATACACGATGTGTTAGCAGGTGAGTATAACGAAAAGAAGCCAACAAGAAACGAGTTAGCGGCTAAGATGCGTGACTTAAAAGACGAGGCTTATTACATTAATAAACTTGAAAGACTACTTAGCGGGACAGAACCCAAAAATGAAAAAATAAAAATTGAAAGAAACAGGCAGATTACAGAACTACAAAAGAAGATAAAAGACTTTCAAAAAGAGCAACCCATGACCGATGCCGAGAAGTTGGCAAAGTTAAAATCAGTAAAAACACAAAACGAAAATCAGACTGCAAAAATAAAAGAACGTATTTCAAAAGGTGATTTTGAAACTAAAAAACAAGTGCCGTTTTTGGAAGACCCTGAAATGCAACGTAAATTCCCTAAAGAGTACAATGCTGCCTTAGATGCAATAAAGAAAAGAGAAGATGCAAGACATGAGTTTGATATAGCACTACTTCGTGACCAAATGAGCAGAAGAACACTTGCAGAAAAAGCCACAGATAATTTAAGCAAAGGGCTTGGTACAGTAAAAGCAATAACAACAGGTATTGATGATTCAGCAGTAGCCATACAAACCTATATGTCAATGTTAGTTAGGCCAAGAACAGGGGCAAAGGCATTTTATGAGCATATAAGACAAGGTGCTTCTCAAAAGAAATTTGATAGATGGCTTACGGCATTGCATAGTTCATCCGATTTCAAAGAAATGAAAGATATGGGTCTTGATGTTACAGAGCCAAGTTCATTGAAGGAAAGAGAGAAAGAAGAAATATTCAACAACAGATTTGATGGTACTATAAAAGTAAAGGGGAAAGAGTATAAATTAATTGGTGCGCCGTTAAAACCATTTGAAAGAGCCTTTACAACACTTGGTAACGTAACAAGGGTAGTTGGGTACAGAACTATTTCTGCAAAATATAAAAGGCAAGGATATACTATTGAAAAGAACCCTGAACTATTTAAAAGTTTAGCAACAAGGCTGAATACCGAAACTGGACGTGGCAAGGTGAACGAGTATGTGGATATGGCAAATAAGGTGGTTACAATGGGTATATGGTCGCCTAAATTAATGGCTACAAAGTTTAATATATTGGGCATTACCGATATTGCTTCAATAGGCTTATCAAAAGCAGGAACAAAGGGTTATTATAGACAACTGCATCCTAAAGAACGGTTAGCTGCGATAAAAGATGTAGGTCAATTTGCGCTTACTGTTATGGCATTAAGCTATGGTTTTGCATTGGCAAATGGGGGGGATATAGATGACGACCCATTAAGTTCAACATTTATGGATGTGAAACTGCCAAATGGTAAAAGCTATAATTTTACAGGTGGTTTTTCCGGTTATATTAGAGCAATATGTCAATTCGCAACAGGTAAAAAACATAAAGACGGAAACAGTATTACTACGGGAAGGCTTGAAACAGCAGGTAGATTTTTCAGAGGCAAAACCCCACCAGTAACCGGGGCGTTGATGAATTTAGCAGCAGGGAAGGATTTTATGGGCAGGCCAACAACAGTATTAGACCAAGTTGTAAATCTATCTCCAATATCATTAAAGGGAATAGTAGGCCAAATTCAGAATGACGGGGGTGGTGCATTCTTCACACAAGGTATTCCAACCTTCTTTGGCTTCAATGTAAAGAACGAGAAGGACTACCAATCCCAATCACAAGGCAATACAATAACCAAAGAAGATGCAGAAAAATATCCAATATTCAAAGAGTTTTCAGAAAAAGGTATTAAACTGCCAAATTTTGCCCCTTCTCAAATAGTAACAAAAAAAATAAATGGCAAAGATGTTGAGCATCTTAGCGACTATCCAAAAGAGCAACAAGAAGAATTTATAACAGCAAAGAAAAAATATTGGGCAGAAGAAATGGATAATTTAAAGAAAGGATTATATCCTATTTATAGAGATGATGATGGAACAGTTCATATATCTGCGGACTACTTAAATGACAACCCAACAGCAGGCATTAAGATAGTCCCATTTGATAAATTAACAAATGATGATATTCAATATTTAAGTGGGTCTGTTTTATCTGGTATAGTAACTATAAAAACTAAAAAAGCAGTTAAACTAACTAAATATAAGAACTAATGTACGAACGTAAAGAGTTTGATAAATGCCTCTTTAATCCTTTGTCGGATAATTTATTTTTAACCTATCCACAGTTGGGTAAAATAAAGGAAGTTTGGCCTGCTATAACAGAAAAGACCATGAAGTATATTATATGTGTGTACGATTACAGAAGCCCGATTGTTACTCAAAACAGGGAGATAAAGATTAGAAAGCAGTTAGCGGCAGAATTAAGCGGGTACGATATTATTAAGGATGATATTAAATGGTTGTTCAATATAGAAAGTGATTTCTTACTTAAGGCCATAGATACTTTCTTAAAAACATTTATTCATAGTAGGGTTTGGTATATGATATGTTGCAACGAACATATATTTTATGAGTATGGGCAACGTATGCTAAAAATAGTAGACAATAAAGATGATGCAGGAAAACCAATGACAGAAAAGGCCGTAACAGAAGCTATGGTTTTAAAAACAAAACTAAGTGATGATATGGCTACTATTGACGAAAGGCTTGATACTGCTTATAAAAGACTATACGGTGATGAAAAGGCGGATAAATTCATAAATTCAGCTACTACTCCTGAAAGGATTGCATCGGAGAGAAAACAAAATGTACAGTAAGCCAGAAAATTATAGCGAAATAGTAACAATACGAGGCGTAAACATTTATATGCCTCAATTTGGCTATGGTGTAGATGCTGACCGGGAGTTGATAGTAAAGCCAGTAGAGATAATAAAACGAAGTGAAAATGAGTTAGAACAGTATTGGGAAAGGCAAGAGCCACCAGAAGAATTTAACGATTGGGTAGAAGATGAAAAATCTAAAAAACAAATAGACGAAACTTATTTTAACTACGAACTTGAAAAATTCAGGCAACGAGAATGGCATAGAAGATTATTTGGAGTATGGGTTTATATTAAAGGCAAGCAGGTGTATTTGCCCGGCTCGTACTACTTTTTTTTAAACTATTGGATGCTCGATAGCGGATTTCCTGTATTTAGAAAAAGTGATTGGAAGAAAGCTATATACTGGAAATGGAACGAATATAATCCTAAAAGCTACGGCATGATTGAGGTCACTAAGCGAAGAGGTGGTAAGTCCGTTTTTGCAGGATGTATGCTAACAGAATATGCAACAAGAACAGAGAAGGCCATTTGTAATATGCAAAGCAAAACCGATGACGATGCAAAAAAATTGTTTGACTATCACATTGTCACCCCCTTCCAATCATTATCTCCAATTTTTACGCCATTATATGATACGAATAAAGGTACTAAGCCAGAGCAAAAACTATCATTTTATGCCGCAAGTGCAAGGGGTAAAAACGCCACAATAGTAAACGAGCAATTAAAATCAGACATAGCGTATGAAAATAGTAAACCATTGGCATTGGATGGTCAAAAATTAGCAAGATTAATATTGGATGAAAGAGGGAAGGTTGACTTTGACTTAATAGAAGCCCATCTTATCATAAGAAAGTGTTTATTAGATTGGAGAATGAATATTGTCGGTAAAATGATAGTCACTACTACTGTGGAAGAGATAGGACTAAGGTCAAAATTTTTTGAACTATGGCAACAAAGCAATCCGGCAGAAGAAGTTAATGGGACTACCAAAAGCGGATTGTATAGTTTTTTTATGCCAGCAGACGAGGCCGGAGATTGTGATATTTATGGTGATGCTTTTATAGAAAAGAATAGAAGTCAAATTGAAGAAAATAGAGCAAATTTAGAAGGCAATAGCAAGGGTTTGATAGCCGAAATGAGGAAAGACCCGCTTTCCGAAAGGGAAGCCTTTATGATACTTAATAATAATTGCCATTTTGACCCAATGCTTTTAAACGAACTATTTCAAAACGCAAAAATTGGCGAAAAAGAAGTAGTTGAGTACGGGAACTATTATTGGAAAGATGGAATACCGTTTACAGAAAGTTTGTGGATGCCATGCGATAAAAGCACTGCAAGGTGGCATAGGGCAAAAAACTTTATAATACCTGACGTGTCAAAGTATGAGATGTACGGAGATTCGTTTATGCCAACCAACCACATACAGTTTATATCAGCAACAGACCCCTTTCAAAATGATATAACAGAAGAAACTATAAATTCAAAGGCAAGCGGGGGAGTTTTAAATAGGTATGAAGATGGGACGAATAATGACATTTTTAATAGAATGTTTGTTTGCAAGTACCACGCAAGACCCTTAATGGCTAAGTTGTACCACATGGATATGGCTTTACAATGCTTTGCGTATGGATGTCAACTTCTCGTAGAAGCTAAAATGGAAGGGGGGATACGAAAGTTTTTTATAGACAATAATTTAGGAGCATTTCTTATATATTTGCCCGGAAAGGAAAATGCAGGCATAGACCCTAATCAAGATAATAAAACTTTGTTGGTTAATTTGTGGGAAGAGTATATTAACACAGCAGGTAAAGAAGGTAAATTAATATATCCAGATGTTATTGATGACGATAAAGATGGGCTTTTAAAGTTTGATGTGAACAATACAGAGGTAAGCAATCAGGTAATGGGTCTTGGGTGGACTTTAGTGGCCGATTTTTTTAAAAAAGCTAATTTCAGAAAAAAATTAAACTATACCATATCAGATTATTTCCCTAAAAGGGCTATATAATATAAAAATATTAGTATCTTAGCCAAATAAATTGTCCCCGCAATGACAAATTTAATAAATACATTCCGGCATAGATTACAGATTACACTTCATTGCGGGGTGCTGTTTTCTACTGCCGGATACTTTTTTATATGAGTTGGAAAGCCTTCATAGATAAAGTGTATGTTGTAAACTTGCAAAAACGAGAGGATAGGCTATTAGAAACGGCTAAACTTTTGGAAGAGTATGAAATACCATACACCGTCTTTCCCGCAATAGAAGATAGAGAACAAGGCGCAAGAGGACTTCGGGATACAATGTTGCAAGTATTTAACGAAGCAATAGAAGCTAAGTACGACAATGTTTTAGTTTTTGAAGATGATGTAAGATTTTTAACAGACAAACAAACATTCCACAGCGTAATGGATGCTTCGGTAAAACAACTTCCTGAAAATTATCACTTGTTTTATCTTGGGGGGCAGCCAACCGCAGGGTATTCATACCGACATTCTGTAAACCTATTACCCGCATTAAAATACTTTGCAACACAATCGGTAGTGTATAGTTCGCAAGGGATGAAAGAAATAATAGCAAGAAATTTCGGATACCCAATAGACAACTGGATAGTAGATAACATCCAAAATGAAGGGCGGTGTTTTGCCGTTGACCCGATTTTATGTTCGCAAAGGGCTGGCATAAGTGATATAGGTGGTAATTTCATTGACTGGAATTTTTTTATCGAACCCCGCCACAACCAAAAAGTAGCTGAAATGACATGGAAGTAAGAAAGATTACCATAGCGATTCCAACATTTAACAGGTCAGAAATGACCATAGAAAGTTTTTATGACGTTTACAATGATGAAAGAGTTGGAGAAGTTGTAATTGTTGATGATGCTTCTGATTTGGATATTTATGAAGACTTAAAATCAATGTGTGATGCGTTGCCGAAAGTAAAGTTGTACCGTAACTTAACTAATCAGGATTGCTACCGAAATAAAATGACCGCTATTTCATACGCAACAAATGAGTGGTGTATTTTACTTGACAGCGACAACAAGATTGATAAAAGTTATTTGGATAGACTATTTGAAATTAATGAATGGGATGAAAATACGTCCTATATGCCATCCTTCGCAGCCCCAACTTTTAATTATGAAGATTACTCCGGCAAAGTCTTTTCAAAAGAAAATGTGGCTGCATATATGGATTTGCCTCTTTTTACAACCATGCTAAATTGCATGAATCTATTCATTAATAAAAATGAATATTTAAGGGTGTGGCAAGAGATAGAAAACCCGCACACGGCAGATAGTATATTTTTTAATTATTGTTGGTTTGTAGCAGATAATAAGATGTATGTAGTCCATGACTTGCGGTATGAGCATAAAATACATAGTGGGAGTCATTATATATTGAATAACCACAAAACAGGGAATCTTTATTCTGTAATAGAACAAAAAATTAAAGGATTGCCACGAATAAATTTTAAATAAACTAAAATAATTAACATGAGTGAAATACTAATTTGTGGAAGTTCTGGATTCATAGGTTCTAATCTTGCCGCTAAATTAGAGTCGGAAGGACATTTCGTTACAGGGATTGATATAGAATATCCCAAACACTATAAACCAAAAGAGTTCTATCAAAGAGATTTAAGATATGTAGGAGAAGACGTTTTTGGCCGAAATAGGTTTTCTGAAATATACAATCTGCACTGTTTAATGGGAGGCATGGGCTTTATTGGGGATGAGGCGAAATATGGGTACGAAATTGGTATTGGTTCAACTCAAATGCTTATTAATTCAATAGAATGGACAAGAAAGTATCAACCCACATCAAAAGTGTTTTACAGCAGTTCTGCTTGTGTGTATAATCAAGAATTGCAAACTGACTCAAATGTAGTTGCATTAAAAGAAAGTGATGCAATCCCCGCTTCGCCAGATTTGTTGTACGGATGGCAGAAGCTATATGCTGAAAAAATGTTTGAAGCAAGTGGATTAGATGTTAGGATTGCCCGTTTTCATAATGTATTCGGGAAATGGGGTGCATACGATGGTGGGAAAGAAAAAGCACCAGCAGCATTGTGTAGAAAAATAGCAATGGCAAAAGACATGGAAGAAATTGAGGTGTGGGGTACAGGAGAACAAACAAGGTCGTTCCTTCATATAGACGAAGCATTGAAAGGAATTGAAAGGTTAATGAATAGTGATTATTGCAAGCCGTTGAACTTGGGTAGTGATGAGCTTATTTCTATTAATGATTTAGCGAAAATGATAATAAGCATAAGCGGCAAGCTTTTAAGAATAAAAAATATTGACGGGAATGTTGGAGTTCAGGGCAGAAATTCAGATAACACATTAATCTACGAAAAGTTAAAATGGAAGCCGTCTGACAAATTATTTTTTGGCATAGGCCATACATATCGGTGGATTGAAAAACAGATAAAGAATGGTTAGTTTTATTCCATCTGGGAGAGCAGGTAATTTTTTGTTTGAAGCAGCAACGGCATTGTCATACAGTCTAAAGCATGGTCTTGAATTTTCATCACCAATAAGAACAAACGATAACTTTTGGAATCCTGTTTATTTGGAACATTTGCACAAGCCAGATTACGATTACGGACTTGAAACAATATCAATACCGGAAAGAGGACATGAATATCAGGAATTGCCATTTGAAGAACATTGGAGAAGTAGGAATATTTTAATAGACGGGTATAGGCAAAGTGAAAAATATTTTAAAGAGCATAGGGAAGAAATACTTTATTTGTTTAATTTACCGTATGAAAAAAGAGATGGGCTTGTTTCCGTTCATGTGAGAAGGGGTGACTATATTCATCTTACTTATAAGCACCCGCCAGTAACAAAAGAATGGTACGAAGATGCAATGAGTAAGTTTCCCGGCTTTAGGTTTAAGTTTTTTAGTGATGAAATTTCTTGGTGCAGACAGGAGTTTGGCAATAGAACAGATTGTGATTTTTCCACCAACACAAATGAATTAGACGATTTAATTGAGGCAAGCTATTCGGAGCATGATATTATCTCGGCATCCACTTTTGGATGGTGGATAGCATGGTTAAATAGAAACCCAAATAAAAAAATTTACTTGCCTAAATTGTGGTTTGTCGAAGGCTTTGGAGGGTTGAAGGTGGACGATATTGTTCCTGATGAATGGATAAAATTATAATATGTCAGTAGGTGCAAGCGAAAGAGATAGTGTATTGTATATGCTTTCCCGATTTAAAGGGAAACCGACAATAATTGATGTAGGCTCTAACAAAGGAACTTGGTCTGATATTGTATTGGATGAATTAAAAGAAGATTGCACTATACATTTATTTGAACCCAATGAATTGCTGCTAAATTTCACAAGGGTTAAGTACGACTACAAAAAAAATATCACTTACAATCTGTTAGCAGCATATAAAGAAGATGGCAAGCAACTTGACTTCTTTTATTTTACCAATGAGAACAACGGGTTATCAGGCATCTATCATAACCCACAATGGGATTATTTGCCAATGAAAAAAGGGGTGGTAAAGTCTGTAACGATTGATGCCTATTGCAAAGAAAACAATATAGCAAATGTTGATTGTATAAAAATTGATGTGGAAGGTGCAGAGTACGATGTGTTATTGGGCTGCGAAGGGTTGTTGAAAGATAAAAAAGTGAAATGTATTCAGGTTGAGTATAGCCCACACTACAAGTTGACTAACAGAAAATTCAGCGATGTAATAAGTTTGGCTAACAAGTACGGCTATGCTGTTTATTATTGGGAAGATGAATTAGGGTTTGTAAAAGTAACCGATAAGAACTTTAATGAAGACTATGAATTGAGGAACTACCTGCTTTCCTACGAGGTAATGGAGAAGTACACCCAACTTTGGAATAATGAATTTAAAATAAATACTGCCGAACTACCAAAGGTGGATTTAGCATTAGAGTTGGGCGTTTTCGAGGGACTTACAACTAATTATATATGCGACAATATGTTGAATGAAGGTGGAAGAGTTATTTGCATAGACCCATTGGAGGACAACTACTATGTAGATAATTTAAGAGAACAAGATATTGAAACAAATAAAAACCTTACTTTTTTTAACGGGCAGTACGACAGGTTTATATCGAATACAAAAAACAAACCAGTAAACCTGATAAGAAAAAAAAGCGTAGATGCCTATGAAGATGTAAAGGATTACAGGTTTCAATTTATTTACGTTGATGGCGACCACCGAAAGGAAGGAGTGTACCACGACTGCACAAAATATATTTACTGTATGAAAGTAGGTGCTTATATGTTGATAGATGATTATGGTTGGAGTGATGAAACAAAAGAAGGTGTTGATTTGTTCCTGAAAGAAAAGGAAGGGCAGTATGAATTAATAAGTATGGGCTATCAGGTACTAATTAAAAAAACAAAACATATCGAATACCAATGATACTTAATGACTGCTACATATCGTACTTAAACCTTGACCACAGAACTGATAGAAAGGAGCATATTGAGTCGGAACTTACAAGAGTAGGTATTACTGCCGAAAGGACAAGGGGGAAGTTGCCGGAAGAATTTGATTTGACAGACCCTAAGTTGCAAGTCATGGTTCGGAGAACGCCGGGAGCAATAGGCTGTCACTATGGACAAGTAGAAATAATGCAGAAAGCATTGGACTTGGGCAAACACGCCTTTGTTATGGAAGATGATGTTGTTTTTTGCAGCGATTTTCAGGAACGAATGAAGATAGCAGATGAATTTTTGAAAGATAAAGATTGGGCTATTTTTTGGTTAGGGGGAACATATCATTACCCCGATGCTTGGTGGCACAAGCCCGGACACAGCGAAGATTTACCACAATGCAACTGCACACTTGGAGTAGATGCAGAGCCAACGGAAGATAAAAGATTTATGAGAACATACGGGGCTTTCTCAACTCATTGTTACATCGTTAATAATAAATATTTAGAGCAAGTGCTTGAATTTTTGGAAGCAAACGTACATTTAAGTATGGGTATAGATTGGTTGATGATACTATTGCAACCGCAGTTAAATACTTATGCTTTCGTGCCGGGAATTGCGAAACAAATGGATAACATGAGTGACATAGGGCATGGGATGACAGTTTTTTCCGGGTTTAGTTTTTTGGGCAAACATTGGTGGCAAGATAAAATGGAAGATTATGAATATACAACATAGAACACAACTGCCTGATTTGTTAAGGCATTTTAATTTACCTATGATTGGTGTTGAATTAGGTTCAGCAGAAGGGCATAGTGCATTTGATTTTATGAAGGGGGGCATGGAGAAATTATATATAGTTGACTTATGGGCAACTATTGAAGGACAACGGGGGGATGCTTCTAATCATAGCGAATGGCATAACCACAATTACGAAATGGCTGTTGATAGGCTAAAAGAATTTGGCGACAAAGTTATTTTCTTACGGGGGCTTACAAGTGAAATGGCGCAATATGTTCCTGACAACAGCGTATCATTAGTTTATGTTGACGCAAATCATTCCGAACAAGGAGTAACAGAAGATACAAATAACTATTTGGGTAAATTAATTCCGGGAGGCATCATGGCTTTCCATGATTACGAAAATACTTGGGATTATGGAGTAAAAGCAGCGGTAGAAAAATTCGCAAAAGAAAACAATCTTGAAATACATTCAATCCCTGAAAATAAATTAGAAGATGCGGGTGCTTGGATTCAAAAACCATTATAATGTTAATACCACTAAAAGAAATACTAACTAAGTACGGGGTAAATCCAAAAGGAGTTATTCATGTTGGGGCGCATTGGGCTGAAGAACATGATGACTATGTAGCTTGTGGCATTGAAAGGTTTGTTTATATTGAACCGTGTGCAGAAGCGTTTAATGTCATGAAGAAAAAATTTATAGGCAACAATGACGATGGGAAAAAAGTAAGATATGGGGTAGAAAAATCTATTAATAAAAGGAATGAATATATACCCGGATACAATATTGAGTTTATTGAATGTGAAGAAATGGGAATATCTCTTTTCAATAATGCCTGCGGTTCTGAATCAGGAGAAATGCCAATGTATGTAAGTCATCAAAATCAGGGGCAAAGCAATTCGTTATTAAGGCCGGAAGGACACCTTACGCAGCACCCTGAAATTATTTTTGATGATGCAGAAGTAGTGAAAGTAGTATCATTGGATTCATTGCCAATAGAAAAAGATAAGTACGATATGCTTGTTATGGATTGTCAGGGATTTGAAGGCGAAGTTTTAAAAGGGGCAAAAGAAACACTCAAGCATATTGATATTATTTATACTGAAATTAATCGTGGTCAAACGTATTCAGGTAATATGGAAATTGAAGAAATGAAATCATTTTTAAACTCATTCAGGTTTTCTTTTTTAGAAGAATATTGGCCTTCTCCAAATTGGAGTTGGGGGGATGGAATTTTTATAAAACAATAATGTATGAAAATTTGTTGTGTGTATAAAATAGTGTCTCCGGTTGGGAAAATTTATGTAGGGCAAACAAAGGATTTTGAATATAGGCGAAAGTCTTACAAAAGGTATAATTGCAAAAACCAAATAAAGCTTTATAGGTCATTAAAAAAACACGGGTTTGAGTCTCATTCAATTTCAATATTAGAAATTTGTGATTCGATAGAAATGTTAAATGAAAGAGAGATTTATTATGTGAAAGAGTTTGATTCTTTTAATACTAAGCATGGGTTAAATCTAAGAGGGGGTGGACGAGGAGGTTCGGGGGAATGGTCTGAAGATACAAGAAATAAGTTACGAATGGCCAATTTAGGGAAAAAGCTTTCCATAGAAACAATACAAAAGCTTAAAAATAGAACTGGGACTAAGCATCACAACTTTGGAAGACCACGAACAGAAGATACAAAAAGGAAAATATCAGAGGCTAATAAGAAATATAAGGGGAAGCTAAGTTCAAGATTTGGGAAAAAACTTTCAGAAGAAACAAAGCTAAAAATAAGTCAAGCTAACAAAGGAAAGAAATTATCACAAGAAAGGGTGGCTAAGATGAAATCAATTAGAGGGAAAGACCATCCGCTATACGGTAGAAAAAGGGATGCAGAAATCGCATTAAAAATAGGGTTAGCAAATACTGGTAAAAAAAGAAGCGAAGAGGTAAAGCAAAAGTTTAGAGAGAGACTACTTGGTAAAACTGGGGTATTATGCCCAAATTCAAAAGTTGTTTTACAGTTTAATATTCATGACGAATTGGTTAAACAATGGGAATCTGGATGTGATATTACGAGAAAAAAAGGGTGGTCGCAGGGCAATATATCTTTGTGCTGTATTGGGAAAAGAAAAACAGCCTATGGATATAAATGGAAATACGCATGAATAATCAACGCCTCAATATTATAATCGGTAACAGAGCCGAAAGAGTTCCCCGATTAATGAAAGAGTTGGAGGAGCAACAAATAACAAATTACCATTTTTGGGATGGCATACATCTACCGTCCGTAAAAGAAAGTATAAATTTAGCACATAAGCAAATAGTTAGGTATGCTAAAATAGCCGAATTTTCGGAAGTGATTATTGCCGAAGATGATGTTAAATTTAGCAGACCCGGAGCATGGGAATATTTTTTAAGTAAAATACCCAAAGATTACGATTTATTTCTTGGAGGTATATTTACAGGAGAGCCAAATGAAAATAATCAAGTAGACGATTTTACCGGGATGACGCTTTATTCCGTCCACAATAAATTTTACGACACATTCCTTTCAATTCCAGATAATGAGCATATAGACCGTATTTTAGGCGGGTTAGGTAATTTTATAGTATGTAATCCGTTTGTATGTACACAGTATGATGGCATTAGTAGCAATAGCGGACAGTATGAAAGGTACGGAGAAATGCAGTCGTCAAGAATTTTTTGGTAAATTGTTGATTTTCTTTTATTACCTTTGGTAGACCTAAACTTTAGATTAGTATGGCCTACGGCGATACAGGTATAGCAACATACCCAAATCCATCAATAGACCCACGCCTTAAAGGGTATGATTTTATTTTACAATACTGCAAAGCAGCCTATGGGGATTCCAGAGGTTTTATGCCAAGTGTTCAGGCAAGACCGGGAAATCTAAAGATGTCCGAAATAAAAATGTATGGACTTGGTAAACAATCGGTTAATAAGTACAAAAAAATGATGTCGCCCGGTAACCCAACGGATTCATCTTGGAGAGCAATAGATTGGACAGTTCCAGCCTTTATGTGTAAATACCGGGAGATAGAAATATCAAAATTACTTCAAAAGAAATTTGACTTTCAGGCTTTTGCTATTGACCCTCTTGCGAGAAGCGAAGAGGATGCCAAGTTTAATCAAATGAAAGTCAAAATGATGATGCGGGAGCAAGCTAAAAAAGCTGGTTCTCCTCTTGCAGAAAGTCCACTACTTGCTATACAACCCGGAGAGCCGGAGGATATGGAACAGCTAATGATGGCAAAAGATGGGTATAAGCATGAAATGGCAATAGAAGCCGAAGATGCAATAAGTTTAATTTTTCATCAAAATAATATAGACGAACTAAGAAAACAGGCTTTAACCAATGCTTATGATTATGGTATTGGAGCATTGACTCAATACCTCGATGAAAATGGGATGGTTAAAATACGGAATGTAAATATGGAATATTTTGGTTGTTCCTATTGCGAAAATCCTGATTTTTCAGACATGATTCATTGGTTTGAAATTGTACCAACTTATGTTGGCGATTTAGCACCGTTTTATACCAAAGACCAACTGGACGATATATGTAAAAAAGCAATGGGTAAGAACGGCAACCCAACAAGTTATATTCCTGTAAATGGGTTTTACAATCAAGCATGGATGAGATTTAAAGTTATGGTGATGAAGATAAAGTTCCTTAGCTGGAATGATACAGTTTATAAAGAAGAAAAGGACAGTAGAAGTAATGTAAGATTTGGTAAATCCGCTTATGAAAATAAGCAATTTTTAGCTATAAATAAAGAAGGTAAATTAGAAGAATCGGAAAACGAAGAAAGCGTTTCAGATGATTTTTTTGAACCAATGGAGGGGGAAAAACAAGAAGGTCAGCCGACTCCTAAATATATCAACAGCACAAAAAAAGTAGTTTATAAAGCCTCCCATATTATTGGAACAGATTATATGCACGATTGGGGACTGATGGAAAATCAAAATCGTAAACTTTCTTCTTGGTGGGATACTGATTTAGATATTCAGATTTATGCTTGGAATTTCTATAAAATGCAATTTACTGGCATTACCGAAAGGCTGATTCCTTTAGAAGACAGGGCTTGCATGGCATGGTTTAATTTGCAAAACCTTTCCAATAAACTAATCCCCTATATCATTAATATTGATATGAACTCTATTGAAGGGGCTTTCCCGTATGGTAAAGGTGGAGCAAAGGGGTCGCCTGCCGATGTGATGGATTTTATTTTTTCTAATTTCATAGCCCCTTACAGAAGCACAGATTTACATAGTAGGAATCCAAATTATAAACCTGTTACTATTGAAGCGACAGGACAACTTGCGGCCTTCGCACATTATTACGATGAATTAGCGCATACCCTCGATATGATGCGGCAGGTATCAGGATTAAATGAGGCTACTGATGCAAGTACCGTAAATGCAAAAAATCTTAATTCTACTAATCAGGCAATGGTAGAATCTTCTAACAATGCTATCTACCTAATATCAAATGCAGAAAAAAATGTGTTATTAAAAACAGCCGATGCGATTGTTCAAAAAGTACAGATAGCAGTTCAGTTGGGTAAAGTAGAGGGATATGCAAAAGCATTAGGAAGCAGTGCTGTAAAGTTTTTGAACATTAACCCAAGATTATCATTACATGAGTTGGGTATATTTATTGAAGAATCTCCAACAGATACCCAAAGAGAGGCTTTATGGCAGGATGTAAGTATTAAGGAAAGTCAAGGGCTGCTTACCATAGGGGATAAATACTTCCTAATGACCTGCCGAAACATTAAAAAAGCAGTTGAGGTACTGGACTACAAAATACAAAAGAGAAAAGAAGAGCAGCAGGCTTTTGCATTACAGCAAACACAAACAGCAGCACAAGCTAATGGTCAGGTTGCTCAACAAACAGAACAAATGAAGCAACAAACCATAGAAATACAGTTGCAAGCCGACTTGATAAGAATACAAACAGAAATGGAATGGAACTACCGTATTGAAGCCATGAAAAAACAAGTTGACTACGAAGCGGAAAGCACACAAGCAGAAGCAAGGACTATTGGGCATCAAATACAAGCTAATTCAAAAATAGAAGCAGCACAAATAGCAGCAGGGGCTAATGTTGGGGCAAAACATATTCAAGGGCAGTATGATTTAGCCATGACAGACAAAGATAATGAGGCAAGCAAAGAGGTCGCTAAGTTGAAACCAAAACCAGCAGCTAAAAAATAATTCTTGAATTTGGTATTAATTTCGTATAATTTTACAATTCCTAACCTAAACTTTAATTTTAATGGCATCATTAAGCACTTTTTCTGCAACACAGGAACATTTAGCTACGGCAGAAGAAACTCCCGTAGTTGCCGAAACTACAACGACTATTGCCGATAACTCTACTGATGCGGCAGAACAAGTTACTACTGCAACAGAAACAGAAGTCGCCCCCATTGTTCAGGAAAATGAATCTGATTTTGTTATTGAGGGGGATGAATCTGTATCTATATTACCTGCCGAAGAAGCAGCCAACACACAAGCATTTAACCTTGATGAAGAAATAAGAAAGGCAAACCCGAAAGAGTTAGCAAAGAAATTAGGGTTTTCTGATTTTCTCATTGACATGAATGAGTATCAACAAAAGGGTGGTAAAGTAGAAGATTTTTTTAATGCCAAAGGAATTGACTATAATAAGGTAAGTGATGAAGATTTGATAAAGGATGACTTACAAAAGCAATACCCCGAATTTACGCCTGAAAAAATAAATAAATTATTTAACGCTAAGTATGGCGTTACTGATTTAGACACAGAAGATAGTAAAGAACAGAAAGAGTTGCAATTAGAGGCTGATGGTTACTTAAAAAGACAGCAAAAAATACAACAACAACAACAATTTAAAATACCAGAAACTCCTATTCTTCATACTGATGAAGCCTATGAGCAATGGAAACAAGAACAATCCTCTCGACCAAAATTAATAGAAGAGGCAAGAAATTATTTCTTGCAGCATGAAGCTACAAAAAACCTACATGAAAGTAAGAGAGTTACAGTTAGTGTAGGTGAAGGAGTAGCTCCTTTTAATTTTAAAATTGAAAAACCAGAGTTAATTACACAAACATTAGTGGATGATGGCAGCACATGGCAACGTTTAACAAGTACAAAAACGGGAGAGCCGGACGTACCTAAAAGACAGCTATTAGCATTAATTGCCAACAACCCCCAAAAATTTGTGCAGGATATTTATAACTATGGGCAACAGATGGGCGAGAGAAAAAAGGTTACTGAAGGGCAAAATGCTCAACGAGTAACAACACCTGTACACAACATGACCGAAGGGAAGCCCGTTTATAAGACAGGAACTTACGGAAGTGGTAACAGGTAAAACAAAATTTAATAATGCCTAAACTTTAAATAAAATGGCAGCATCATTAGGAACGATTTCAAAATCGTTTGTATCAGCCCTTGACCCGCTATTGGATACAAGGGAAATAAACAGACTCATTACTGATATTTATAATGAGGATGAACTCAGCGACATCTTAAACTTAGCTGATAGAAAAATACCCACTAAGCAACCAGTGTATTATACTTTTTACGATGACCCACTTGTAAAATTTTTAGATACAACAGGAGCAACAGTTGGCACATCTGGTACAGCTAATGTAACACTTACAAGTATTACGGCAGCTACATCTGGTTTTGCAAGAGTTGATGATTTGGTTATGTTTACAAATAACATGGTGGGTATTATCAGAACAGTTTCATCTTCTTCCGGTCAAGATACTATTACAATCAGAAGTGTTTCTGGTGGTATTCTTACTTGTACTCAGGGAGATAAACTTTCCTTGTTTTCAAGAGCAATGGGTGAAAATTCCTATACTCCATCAAATCTTCGTTTTGGGCTTTCAAAAACTACAAATAAGTACCAAACATTCAGAGAGACTTCAAGAATTACGGATGTTCAAAATGCCTCTACTATTGAAGTTGAATTTAATGGGCAGGCTAAATGGCTTTACAAAGACCAATGGGAAAAAACAGTTTTGCTGAAAAGTCAAATCAATGCGGCATTTTGGGGCGGTGATATGTCTAATACATCGTATTCAGATACAAATGCATCTTTGATTGACCAAACAACTGACCCAAGTGGTCTTTCTGGAAGTGGTAATATTCAAACTACAAGAGGGGTTAATAAGTATATTGACCTATACGGAACAGGACTTGTTAACGGTACGTTGGGTACTTATCAAAAAGCAAATGAAGATGACATTGTTACAAATTTAGTAGCCGCAAGAGCACCCAAAGATTATTTGGTAACTGGCTCTACAATGGCAATTAAATGCTTAGAAACCTATTATAAAAATTTAGGCTCTTCCGGTGTAACATCTGTTCGATTAGTAGTTGATGGTAACGAATTAGATTTTACAGTAAGCAAAGTAACAGCAGGTCGCTTCACATTTAATTATGTTGTAATGCCAATACTTGACCACCCTGTAACATTTGGATATTCCACTATACCTAAAAACCTTTTCTTCCTTCCTTATAACAATAAGGTTAAAGTAGAAGGTGGTGGTAGTGATGCTCAAATAAGGGTTCGGTATGTACCAAAGCAAGGAATTTATGGTTCCGACATGATTGATGAGATACACTACGGAGCATTTAGCCCGGTTAATCCAAATGGAGCTGGTGCTTTTGTTGGTTGCGATTGGACTACAAAGCAAGGATTAGAATTGTTAGCACCGCAACATTGTATGAAACAACAGGTTATTTCTTAATCTGTTTTTAATATTTGTTTATGTGGGGGAAGTAGTTTCCCCCACTTTTTATAATTAAATATTTTTTATGAAATCAACTAAATTTATCAACAGTATCAGTCCTGAATTAAAAGCAAAAATCCCAAAACTAAAACCCGGTCAAGTTGTAACATTTCAAATGCTTAATGGGCAACCAAATCCAGACCCAGATGATAAAGAAAGGGCAAAAGAGCCAGTTTTATATGGTAAAAAACAACTAAGAACTAATTTTAGAGTTTGGGATGAATGGTTAGAGCCGAAAAAAAATGAAGATGGTTCTATTTCTTACGCAGGAGGAATGGTGGATGTTGGGGCTGTTCAGGATTGGGATGGAGAAAAACCAGTTCGATTTAAAATGTTTGTTCCGGGTATGGGGGAGCATAGCCGTTTCCCCGGAAAATTTTCTCTTACAGGCGGTAGAATTGGGGAAGAGGAACTATACGAAATATTATATCTCTCGCCAGAGAGAGAAGGAACGCCATGCCCAGATGCTTCTATCGAGAAACTATTTAAGATTCTTGATTTGAAAGCCGACAGCAAAGAAACGGTTACAAGATTTGATATACTAAGCAAAGCGATTGATATTGCCAAGAAATTAAAAGTAGATAGCAATGAGAAAGATGCAAAAAATATAATGGCAGCACTCAATCAGCCAATATATCAGGATGCAGATGTATTATTTGCTAAAGTAAAAGAATTAGCAACAACAAAGCCAGAGATATTTATTCAGGTTGCTGAAAATAAAGAAACCCCCATTATTGGTATGGTAAGGGAAGCTCTTAGTAAGAGTGTAATTGACCATGATATTGTATCAGGGAAAGTAACTATGGGTGGTGTGGTATTAACAACAATGAAAGTTCAAACGTCAGAGGAATTTATACCAAACTTTGTAAAATGGTTGGGTAGCGCAACAAATGGCGGTGATGTTTTAAACAATATCAAAAAACAATTAGAGAAGAGAGAGGTAGCAGCTTCCTAAACGCATACTTCTAAGATATAATCCCTTCCTAATTTAGAAAACCTAACGACATTTGGTAACAGATGTCGTTTTTTTTCATTCCCAGCCTCCCAGCTTTTGACCGCCTTATATACGGCGATACGACTTTTTTTAGGGCTTAATTGTTTTGCGTAGTTTGGAATAGTGATGGATATTGTCTGCATATAATATAAAGTTAACCAAAGATAACAAAAACCCCGACAAAATACCACTCAAGAAAAAGCGGTGGATTTATCGGGGTTACCTAAACTTTATCCTCCAAAGATAACTATGGTTAACCTAATTAGCTAATAAATATTGAATTATTTTATAAATATTTTTCATAATTTTGAATACCTAAACTTTATATTTTGGCTAACAACCAATTACAACAGAAAAGATGCCTTTTTATCGGGGCATCTTTTTCTTTAAACCGTAATTAAAATGCCTTTTGTACCAAATTTTACTACTTCGCAAGCTGCCGGAGATTTATCTATTGGAACGCTGACAGACACATCAACTGGTTATACTGGTATTACTGGTAGGTTAGTAAGGTTTGTAAAGTATGATGGGAACTATTTAGTTCCTGAAGGATATACTACTAATTATATTGTATGGCCGTATGTATCAGGAACGGGTGATACTTTAGATTTTGATATGTTGGATAAAGATTACTGTTTAGATATTACTGTAAGTTATTATTCAGGGTCAACAGTTGCTACAACAAAAACGTTGCTAAAGAATTTTACGGGTTATGGTGATTTGTTTTTACGTCAACTAACCCAAGCGTTAGGGGCAAATAGAATAACAATAAATGCTCAAAATTTTTGGGTGAATAAAAATAAATTAAGATGCCTTTTGGATGATGCTGCACAAGCACAAGGATTGCTGAATGACCAAACCGTATCACAGTTCTGCTTAGATGAAGCAAAAAAATTAACTGATAATATATCAATGTTCTTCTAAATGGCATACACTATTCCTCAAATAATCGGGTGGATGGCTGCGAGCCAGCCTTTAGCAAGAATAGGGGAAGCAAAAAAACTTGCTAACGGAGATTCTTCGGCTGACCTTGATTTAGATATAAAACTTTATAATACAAGGTTAGATATTCAATATGCTTATAATCAAAATGCCGATGCCGATATTCAGCATTTGATGGGAAATTATGGGTTAATGCTTTGTGGTACTTATTTATTTGAAGCCCAGCAACAAACAGGAGGTGGTACAGTAACTCCAATAAGTCCAACCAATCCCATTCAAAACATTGTTTCTCCTATTTATATAACAGGGGCAAACTTTGCAAGCGCAACTGCATGGAATGGAAACAACGGAGATAATATTAATATTCTTTCAAGCTATACATTACAAGTTTATTGGAATGACATTCCCAGATTTTTAATTGAGGGTACAGAATGGACAAGGACATCTTCTGGAATAACCATTGACATAGCAGGGTTTGATGCAACAACAACTAATATTAATTCAGTATTCTATATTTACATAAGCGCATAATATGAAGAAAATATTATTAATATGTTTTTTGTTTATTTGCTTTAAGAGTTTTGGTCAGCCGATAGTAAATAGGGCAAGTCAGGCAAATACAGTGCAGGATGCCCGTCTTGCTGCTCAGTACAATTTGTTTATTCCGAGGTACATGGATACTACTTTAGTAAATGCAGGGATTGATTCATGTGGCGCTATAGTGTATACATACATTGGTAATACTATTTGGTTAAGAGGTTGTAGCCCTAAGAGATGGATTGCCATAGGTGGAAGCAGAACAGATACCGTTGTAGTAAACGGGAACTTTTGGGGAGTGGATGGTAACAGCTTTACAGGATCAGATTTAAGTGAGCCATCAATAGGTATAGTTGATTCTCCGGGAGATGCTTTTGGGCTTTGGTTTTTGACAAGGGGAACGAGAAGATTGTACCTGCCTCCTGCCGGTCTTGAATTATTAAATGATACCACCAATACAAAAGTAATGACCTTTAACCCAACAACTAAAAATTGGGGATATGCTAATTGGTTGGGAAGTGGGGGGGGTGGCTCTCAAACATGGCAACAAACATTGACAGCAGGAAGTACGTTGACAGGAAATAATACTATTGCGGGTGGCGGTTTTGTTCTAACCTTTGATAATAATGATGAAATTTATTTAAACTCAATAAGCGATGTAATACTAACTGCGAATACGGCTGGTAATAGCGGAGGTATTGTTGTTGGGGCGATTTCATCTACTATATCAAATGGCAGAACAGGCGCATCTTCAACAATAGTAAATTATCAAGATTCTATTAAATTTTCACCACATACAGGTAAACTCATAATAGATTCGTTGGCAAATTTATCTACCCAAAATACACTACTTGGTTGGAAACAAGGAACTGGGCAAGGTCAGGTTGGTTATGTAACATTGGGAAGCGGCCTATCTTTATCAAGCGGTATATTGAATACCTCTGGAACAGTACCTACGCCTATATCCTCCTTAACAGCGGCAACAGGAACTAATAGTATTGATAATAATTCATATAGACAAGAGTGGTCTTGGACAGGAGCTACAAGTCACTCCACTGGGAGTCTTGCTTTATTAAGTGCTACAACCGCCTCAACAAATGGTCAGTCTCTTTTTTATACAAGAATTTATGGTGCAAACGCATCATCTGGGGTTACAACAACAACTGGTAAATTTATAAATAATCATACTGGAACAACTTCTACCAATTACGGTATTAGCGGAATTTCTTCTGACGCTACAACTAATTATGGTGTATTGGGAGACGGTAGCGGAACTTCAAAAACAAACTATGGAATTTATGGTAGTGCAAGCGGGACATCTTCAAATAATACAGGAGGGTATTTTACTGCAACGGCAGGAACTACAAACAACGCAATAAATATAGCAGCAGGGGCATTGGCATTAAACGGAGATGCAGGAACAAGCGGTCAGGTATTAACATCAGCGGGAGCAAATACTTTGCCTACTTGGACGACACCAGCATCAGCTTCCCCTGCCGGAAACTATGGCAACTTACAACTAAACCGCAACGGTGCTTTTGCTACACCTGCATCAGATAGCTTGTCATTCAGCTCAGCAGCATTAAACGTTAAAGGTGATGTAGGAATTTCTGATGGACGATATTTAAAAATAGGCGGCTCAAACATTCTTAACTATTACACCGGAAGCAACAACGCCACTTTTGCAGGAGCATACAATTACATTTTCAATAACAGTGGTAATGTTTTCATGAATGGAGCAACCACAACCTACTTCAACACAGGAACAGGTGACTTATATCTATCCGGTAGCGGCAGCAAGATAGGTATCGGCACTGCCTCCCCCGCTGCCTCCTCCTTATTAGATGTGAGCAGTACTACCAAAGGGGTGTTGATACCGAGAATGACCACAACGCAAAGAGATGCCATAAGTAGCCCTGCTGTGGGGTTGCAGATTTATAATACAACGGATAGTGCTTTCAATTATTACCGGGCAAGTGGATGGACAGCTATTGGCGGCTCGTCTCAATGGACTACAACCGGCAGCGATATTTATTATAATACCGGCAATGTGGGCATAGGAACGACAACGCCGGGGTATCTGTTAGATGTAAATGGCACAGCAAGAATAAGAGATAATGTAATTATAGATGGTCTCTTAACTATGAATAATGATTTATATGTAGAGTATCTGTCAAACCCAAACGGCGATTTAACAATTTCTGCCGATGGTAGTATTCATATAGATGGTGGTGGCAATGGAGTTACATATTTTGACGACTACGTAGGCATAGGAATAGCATCACCCACCTCCACCTTTCACAACAACGGCAGCTTTGCCGGGAAATATACCGCTACTGCCACAAGCATAACATTAGACCAAACAAACTATGTAGTAAACGTTACTGCTACGGGGCAAACAATAACGTTGCCTGATGCAGCA